GGTTGTCAAGTCTTTCCCCGACTGATTCATATTCCCCTCTTGCTGTTTCGACCTCGTGCGTAATCTCTGCAATAGAGTTTGCCCCTTGGTAAGGCTTGCTATCATCGTTGATAACACTCTTACCTACACGCAGACATACGGTTTCGGCGGTGATGATTTCGTCACCCTCAGTAAGCACGATGTCCATTTTACAAACGCCTGCAATTGCAAGCATGGCATCGGTGAGTGTTACGGTCACGATATTATTTTCGGTGTCGACTGCAGCAGCAACGCTGTCTGCGACAATAACATTATCAACAGTTGCATTAACCGTAGCTGACATTGTGGATGTCAGCTCGACCACCTCGCCGTTGACGGTAAATGTAAAATCAATAATTCTTGAGTTCTTATCGCCCTGTCGGACCTCTAAGATTTCGTAGTTTTTGCAACTGTTAATTTCAAGCGTCATTTTGGTATGGTTAATATTCAATTATTTTCACCTCATTTTTTTATTTAACTATGCAATCAGACAATTTTGTTTTAGGCGTACCAAGTTCGATGCTGTTCCATCTTTCAAGCACAAAATCATAGTCTGTTTTGACGATTTTTGCCTTTAAACTATCATTTTCTGTGTCAATATATACCGTATCGCATAAATGCAGATTAAGCATTTCGGCAAGTGTTGGAGGATAATCGACTTTAATGTTTAGTGTAGGTGCTCCGTTAGTACTTACAAGCGAAGCTCTCAACATTTGTGCCTGTATGTTAAGTACCTGTATCAAAAAAGCCTTGTTTTCGCCTGTTTTCGCATTAAAATTCCAATAACCTGTCTTGTCGCTTATGTCAACAGAACCGCCATCAGACACATCAACAGTCTTAATTTTCATTAACTTTGAACTGTGTGTTCTCAATTCTTGAGGTTCTGAGCAGAGAACAAAGCTCTTGTTACTGTAGGTATCGTGGCAAGTGGCATAAGCTGCCACATGAGAACAGATGTCATCTGAATTAAGTGTTTGTGTAAGGCTACTGATGTTACTGCCCCATCTTAAATGGTAGTTTGTAGCCGTGCCTCGACTTAGTAACAAAGCAACATCAAAGTTGTTGTATTTGTATTCGCCACCAAAAACATCAACGAGTGAACCGTCTGCTCCTCCCATAAAATCACCAAGAGTACAAGGGGTGCAAAAGCCAAGCGTCATAGATGATTCTGTGGTAATGTCAGATGTAAATTTAAAATGATGTTCCCACAAAGTCATCTGCGGAGTAATGTTTGAATCACTACCAGAGCAAAGAATGTCCCACCAATCCACAGGAGTGTGTACTGTCCCCGTTTGGTCCATTGTTTCGGAAAGAAAATTGTTATACAAATTATGTTTGATGTGTTTTCCTTTGATTGTGATTGATTTTTTATCCTTGTATTGCAGATCGTAGATTTCAAAATACTGCGATTCGTCGGTGGGGTTTGGTTTAGCTTTTATAAAATACTGAGTGTCAAGCAATTCCGCACATCTGTCTGTCACTGATAGTTCCATTTCGAGCAGATAGTCGCCGTTTCTCTCCTCGGTAACCTTTCCACTAATTATGTCTGTCATCCGACCAAGTAATTTAAATCCGCTTGGCTGGATTATTTTATACTGTGATTTGTACAATAAAGGAAACATTGTTATAATCTCCTCCAATTTGGTTTTATTGACAACAATGTATTTTTGCAAGCCATTGCAACAATCTGATTATCTCCAACCTTTAAATTTGGAGGTATAGTACTGTCAACGAAATTAGTAGTACCGTCAGATTTGTAGGCTATATACTGCAATGTTTCGCCATCAAGCACAGCATAATCATAACCGCCTGTACATTTCAAATTGAGTTGTTCGCCGTTAATGTTAACTTTTGCAGTAGCCGTAGTATTACCACTAACATTTGTGTTAGTTATAACAATCGTCGGCAAAGATTCGTACTTTTCGGGGTTATGTAAAACAATCGGTTTATTGACCTCAAAATCAATAGTCTGCTGTCCAAGCTCTGAATACCACCACGGCTTGCGGTTGAATTTGATTTTTGTTGTAAGTAATGTTGGGAGTTCACGAACAATATCGTCAGTATTTGAAATATAAGCCTCGGTGAAATATCCGGGGTTGTAAGTATCTTTATACTTTTGATAGCCCCGATTTAAGGTCAACCATTCGATAACGGCCCTCGCAAGGTGCTTTGCTGACAGTTCGGATAAATACGGCAAAAAGGAAATTTTACGCTCAAATTTAACATTTTGCCATCTGCCGTTGTCGAGCAAAACATCACCGTCTCTGCACGGGATTTCAACCGTTGAAACATCTCTGACAGGGATTTCGTGCTGTGGCGCTTGCGCGATACGACCGCCAAAATACGATAACCATTTACCGCCAAAATAAAAGTTATGCATATGCTTTCTGCCTCCTTGTAACCTCGTCAGCTAACCGATTGCTCATCTCATCAACGAAGCTGTCAATATCCATGTCATTGTTAATAGCAACCGAGGGGATATTAATACTGATGTTGTTGACGATGTTAGTTGAATCATTTTCAAATACTGAGCCTCTGCCTTCTCGCTTTGACTGACGGTATTCCTCAGCCTCTTGAGCTGTGAGAACTGCCTCACCGGCATCAAGATATGCTGCAAACTTATCGTGTGGGACATAATCAATACCGGCACGGAAACGAGGTAAGGTTACTTCCGGAATCGGATCTATTTCCCAACCAATCATTGATGTTGCCCAGTTTACACCTTCCAAGAGCTTGTTAATAATCCAAATAATGCCGTTGATTACATTCTCAACGAATGTAGGTAAAAGGTTAAATACATTCTTGAAAATGTTAACAACACCGTTCCACGCTTGTTCCCAATTGCCTGAGAACACACCTTTTACGAAATCTACAATTCCGTTAAAAATTCCCGAAAGCGGTTCAAGAATTTTTTTGACTCCTTTAATTGCACCGCCTAAAACCTCCGAAAAGATTTGCGCCAACCATTCAATCACCGGAACAAGTGCAGGGATAAGTGTTTCAAGCATTTCACCGAGTAAGTCTAAAACAGGACGGAGTGCATCGAAAACCTGTGAGATGACAGGCGATAACTGTTCAAAAACAGGCTGTAGAATGCCGACAATTGTATCGCACAACTCACTGATAATCGGGATAAGAGGTGTAAGCAAATCATTCAAAAATGTAGCTAAGTCCTCTATAATCGGAGTAAGTGCCGCTAATAAACCGTTGAGCAGAACACTCGCCAACTGAATAAACATCTCAATTACGGGCATCAGGAGCTCTACAAGCGTGCTAAACAGTGGCATTATAGCCTGAATTATCTGCATAAAATACGGAAGTAAATCCTGAATAATCTGCAGTAAAGGCGGAAATAATTGTTCAACAATCTGTACAATGATAGGGGCTAACTGCTCCATAAGCTGAGCTATAAATGGTAGCAACTCCTCAATTAATGGCATAATCTGTTCAAGCATTGACACGATTATCGGGGCAACCTCTTCGCAGATGTTAATAAGCACAGGAGCAAGGTTCTCAGCTACACTTTCGATAAGTGGCGATAACTGTTCAAGTAGCTTACCGCCTAAACCGATAAGCGAATTAAGCACAGGTTCAGCGACAGCACCAATTTGTGCCATTGTGTCAGACAATTGCTGGTGAGCCCTGTTAGATTCCATTACATCGCCGTTTGTTTCCTTGTACTGAGCAGAGGCATCCGAATACAAGCTCGTGAGGGTTGATGTGATTAACTGCTGTCGCTCTTGCTCCGAGGAGCATTTTGCAAGTTTTTCGTTGAACTCATCTTCTGATACGCCCATCCAGTTAAGTGCATCGGCAAGCGGACCTGTTACAGCTCCGACTTTCGCTGTTTCGTTCGCCGCCTCAGTTAAGCCTTCAATCGGAAGTGAATCGCCAAACTGACCGTAAACACCTGTACAGATTTCTGTCCAAGATTGCAAATCTTTGGTAGAATTGCAAAGCAAAGAAAGGTGGTTTGCGGCTTCTGTTGCTTGTCCGCTGTCGCCTACTACGGCATAGAGGTCGGAATATGTTTGCTTTGCATCTGCCGCTGAGAACTTGTTTGTGGTGAAAGCTGTGTCAAGTTTTCCCATTTCTGTTCGGTATTCTCGGGTGCTCTCTGCGACAGAGGACAATGCTCCTACACCTGCCGCTGCTCCGCCTACCATAGCAGTTCCCCATTTAGCGGCTGTTTTGATTCCGCTACCGAGGGTTGAAGCAACGCCCTTGCCTTTTTTCTCGGTTTCGGCGATTGATTTGTTTGCTTCATCATTGTTGACGAAAATAGAACCGAATAACTTAAAAATTTCAACAGCCATTAGCTACACCTCCTCCCACTTGTAGTTATCAAGATAGTTTTCAATCTTTTTTTCAATTTCCTCTGTATTGACCGTATTAACAATGTTTTCGGACCGTGTCGAGCCTGTTGCCTTGTTAACGAAATCCGTGTACGACAAGCCTGTGAAATTTCCCACAACAGTCAAAATATAGGCCTTGTAAAGCAATTCGTCATTACGGTCATTTATAGCATTTTTGATAATCTCGACAGCCTCAGAAAAAGACAGCTCATGCAGTACGGCAGTATTACCGCAACAATACTGCATGAGCATTCCATATGTTCTTACTTCAAGGCTGAGAGCGAGGTAAAAAAACTTTTAATATCGTTCTCCCTGATGATTGCCTTTACATTGTCAAGGACTTCGGGGATACTTAATTTACTTACATCATCAGCAGTAATGTCGCCTCTGATGTCGGCAAACCATGAATAAAATTCCTGTTCTGTTTCTTTGGTTGCCAAAGAAGTTAACAGAGTAATCACAAATTCAAGACCGACTGCTTCGGTGTTGACCGTTTCATCTTTGTTGCTATTTTTGACAGCAATGCGATTTGCAAAGTCTGCAATTTCCTCTTTGATGTCTGCTCTTTTGATAATGCGAGCAAGAGTAAATGCGTCTTTAATGCTTAATTTTCTCATAATTATGCCTCCGTTGTTTCTGTCGGTCTAAAAATTTTAAACGGTGGTTTGATTTCGTCCTCTGAATCATAAACTTCAGGCGAAAGATTACCATAAAACTGAGCTTCTACCTTACCGTTGTCTTTGTCAGCAATTGCGAGCGTAAGACCGTTCTCGTTAAAGCCGTTAAATACCTGAATAATGCACGGCTTATCCTCTCCGAGGAGACAGCCTACCCAAGTGATATTCTGAATGTAGTCACCGTCAAGAATAACATCTCTACCTGTGATTACATCGTAGCCTACGACCTTTTCGTCTGTGCCTTTGTCGGCAATTCCAAGACCGTAAATGAAGTTCTGGGTAGTCATCTCAGCAAGTGTTGCCTTGATGTAAACTTCCCAACCGTCAACTACTGTATCGCCTTTAGTTCTTGTTTTTACGCCGTCAAATTCAAGGCGTCTGAGTGTCGGCTTTGCGGAAAATTCGCCGCCTTTAATCGTTACGCCAAGGCATTTGCCTGCCTTTTTGGCGCTTGCATATGTGTCAGTAGCTGGATCATAGTTTACAAAAAACGCACCTGCATCAAGGAGCATATGGTCGGCCGTCTTAGCATTATATCCGCTGTATGGCTTAATCTTTCGTGGCTTAACTGTTGCCATTTCAATCATCCTTTCTGTTGTATTTCCTCATTTCGAGAGTGAACATCACTCTCTTTATTGATTTGTCCGATTCGGCAATATACTGCCGGTCAAAATTGTTGTAGAATTTGTAAAAAACATCATCAACCGAGTATGTTGCCTTTGCTATGTTGTTGTAGATTTTGTCCACAACATCATCAATGTCCGCCGTAGTCTGCCTATCATAAACATTAACGGTCACAACAAACTTGTCATACGGCTCATCCGTGTAGAGCTGTTTAACCTCATATACAAGGCGAGGAAATCCGCTTTCTGCCTGTAAAAAATAAGAGGGTGCATACTCAGCGAATAAGTCTTTCAAAAATTTCTTGATATTATTCACCGCTGTATTCCCCCTCGTTCAGTTTGCGTTCTGCCTCTTCTGTGCCTACGGCACTGAGGTATTGCTGTTCAATCTTTATAATGTCTTTGATGTTGCTTTCGGCAGCGTCGCTCAATGCTCCGATTTTTGGGTATTTATTCGTGCCAATCTCTTGGTACAGCCCATAGAATCCGCCCGGCTTAAAGCCTACTTGTAAATCGGGTACTTCTTGCTTACTACGCACCCAATACTGTGTATTTTTCGCCAATCGACCTGACCTGCGTTTTATTTTCTGCCTTGTCCGTTTACATACCAGCTTTCCAACATCACGCAGAGCGGCTCTCTCAAGCTCTTTGAGTGTGTACTGTATGCGTTCAACATTACTGATTATCTCAACGCCATTTTTTGTGATTTTAACTGCTTTAGGCAAAGACATTGTTCTCACCTACCACATCTGTTAAATACAGTTCTGTACTCTCTGTTCCTTTGATTTGATATGCACGATAGATTTTGAACTTTTTATTATCAAGGTAGCAAAATTTTTCGTTCTGATACTCAAAGGAATTAACTTCAAGCATACATTCGGGTTTTAATCCGTTAGCTTGTGCCTGAAAGAACTCGGATTGTCTGACATATTGCCGCTGAGCATAGACCTTGCGGAGCTTTTCGGACTGAACGATTTCACCGATATCGTTTGTTGTTTCGTTATAGCCCGAAACAAGCAAAATCAAAGTATCTGCATTCATTCTGTTTGCGCTCCTCTCGCCGCCATTGCGTCACGCAATTCTTCGTAATGCCGTGCCCATTCGCTGTCGGCAGTAACCGAGAAATAAGCGCGGCAATAGAATTTGATTGCCTGCATAACAAGCGCAGTTGAGTTTTTGTCGTTGACATTAACTCCTGCGCCTATCATGTCACTTTTGGCAGAATCAATGAGGGCAGATATTTCATCATCGAACAACACCGTATTGATACGGAGCGAAACCTTTACGGCTTCAATTTCATTAGATACTGCCATAATTCCCTCTTTTAAGCGCTTTTCTTAACGAGCTTTACAAGGCTGTGAGTATCCACGACCTTACCGTCTGCAAGCATTACGGCTTTAAGGACTGTGTTATCGGTGTCGTCCTCTTCGTACTTCTTGACGCTTAAGCCCATTACCTCGTTGAAGATGTAATCGTTAAGATTGAACATCATCGCAAAGGTTGTGTCGGCTGAAACCGTGTCAGCGTACGAATCCATATAGCCGTCTGTCGGGATAACAGCACGACCGAAAAGTGAGAGTGACGGCTTGCCGTTAAGTCCTTCGGACATACGAGCGACAGGCTGACCGTTGCTGTCTGTGATGCCCATGAACGCAAAGAATGACTTCTTTGTCATAAGCCATACAGCGTCATCGTATGCAGCAGGAAGAGCCGCCTCAGCCGAGCAAAGTGTTGAATATGTGAGTTTGCCGGTTTTTGCAATCTCGATTGTCTGACCGTCAGGCGGAGTGCACGAAAGAATGCCGGTTGGCGAACCTGAACCCGAACCCTTAACGATTGCCATTTCGCAAGCCTTAACAACTGCGTTTTTAATCTGGTCAATAAACTGTGATTCAAAAATGTCAAGTGCAGTCTTTGTCATGAAAAGCGAGAACGCAACCTTGCATTCAAGCTTATAGCCGGCAAAGACAACCTTGTCAGTAGTTACTTTCTGTTGGTCTGAACCCTTTTCCTCATCAACCCAGCTTGCTGTCGGGCGGATGTTCTGTGTAGGGATAAGGAGTGCTGTCGGATAAGCCGTCTTGAACACTCTTGCGTAAATTTCGCCGATTTTTTCAAGTTCAACGATTAAACGCTGATACATTGTGGTCGGCACAATAGCCGCCGCAGTGCTTGATGTGGTCTGTGATGCCACATTCATAAACTTCTGTGGCACGGGTACGCCGTTCTGGATATAATTAGCAAAAGCCTTTCTGTATTCAAGTGTTGCGTACATATCCGTTACCTGTTCGCCCTCATCTGTGAGGTTAATTTTTGTTTCGTGATTTTCAAATGGCGCAGGCATTTTAATTCCCTCCTCTGCATTTTTGTTTGCCTTTTCTACAGCAGAATTTTCAAAATCGTTGTCAAGCTTGTCAATCTGCTGTGTGATCTCTTTCGCCTCGGCAAGCTTATTTTCTGCAATGAGCTTTTTTGCCTTGTCATAAAGAGCATTTCTCTTATTGAGATATTCCTGTTTGTTCATTCTTCTTCAACTTCCTTTCGTTTGAGCAATTCAAGTTTTGCTGTAAGCTGTGTTTTTTCGTTTCTCATCTGTTTGATGATTGTATCAGGGATAAGGCCGTTAAGGCTTGCCGCAAGTTTAACCTCTTTTGGCTTTTCAGCATATTCTGTGACCTTGTCAATAAAACCTTTTTCGACTGCTTCATCAGCAGTAAGCCAAGTTTCCTTGTCCATAAGTCCGATAAGCTCATCCTCACTCATACCGGTTTTAAGTCGATAGGCTGTCGCAACAGCTTTACTTGCTTTGAGCAACACACCCGATTCGTGCGCCATATCGTTGTAGTCCCCTGCGGCATAGCTTGACACATTATGTATCATCAGCATACCTGTCGGCACAATCTCAGATTTGCACGCACAAGCGATGTATGATGCGGCCGAGGCGGCAAAAACAACCTTGATTGTTGCCTTGCTTTCGGCAAGCATATCGTAAATTTCGGAGGCGGCAAAAATGTCACCACCTGATGAATTTATAACAACCTGTACACCCTCATCATCCGCCATTTTGTCAAGCTGTGACCGAATGTCGGCAGGGCAACAAGCGGCTACTCCAAACCAGTCGTAAATCCACTTATCATCATTCGTAATGATAGGGCCTTTAATGTCAATTACCTTCGGCATTGTTTTCACCTCCTTCATCGACCGCAACTGTATCTAATCTTCTGAGCGGAGTGTCTCCGCCCGGAACGGGAGCAAGACCAAGCGATTCTCGCCATTCGTTCGGGAGCATTGCTCCACGGTCAACCATTCCCGCAAAATTTAGCTTTGTTTTAAGGCTTGCGGATTGTAGATTGAACGAACCGACCGCTATGTAGTTTCCACAACCTCGTTGCCTCCGTGTGAAAAGTTTCCGTGTCAGCTCGTTTTTAAGCTGAATAATTTTAGGTGAAATTACCGCCTCGAAGTAGGCATTTTCTTCATCTTCGTTCGCTGTTGATGTAATAATTTTCACATTAGTGTTAAAAAGCTCAAGGATTCTGTTTTTCGTTCTATCCATTTGCAAAGCATTTGGAACATAGTCGTTCGGGGTTATCTGATTTGCGTCAACCTTTGCGTCAACTGCCGCAACACCCACGGAGCTGTTGCTGATGTTAAGGTAGTTATCAGCAAACGCTTTTGCGTTTTTCTTCAAGTCCTCAGGGCGCAATGATGAGGTATATTTTAGCAACCATTTAATTACGCTTGAATTTCGGATAGCGCTGATGATACCGCTGTCGGTTGTTTCAACAATTTCAAGCAGAGGAGCAAGAGCCTTGAATTTTCCACTGCCAAATATATCGTTTTCGGCGAAGTCATCACGCAAATGTATGACATCTTCGGAGGCAAAGCGGTAGGTCTTGCCGTTTGCAAGAATAAATTCATACACAAGGTTGCCGTTAGTGTCGTACAAGTCCGTAGCTGATTTAGCCGGTATGAAATACAATTCAGTAGGCAAACCGTTTGTGTCTCGAATGATGAGCCAAAAAGCATTGCCTGACAGCGATAACTGTGTACTTGTCTTATATAGGAGCATATCCATTGTTGTGTACGGGTTTGGTTCTTCCAACAAAAATTTGAGGTAAGGCTCTGGATTGATTAACAAGTCTTTTCCGCCGTCAACGATTGTTTCTCTTATGTGTTTAATGGATAATTTCGAGAATCTGAGAGCCTGTGCATTAACGCAAGCTCGGACAGTGTCGGAATCATATGCCCTGTTGCCCCACAAAAAGAAATTTGAATTATTCTGCGTGACAAGTTCAACCCTTGAAAAATTCTTTGTCTTTCTGACATTACGAACAGAATTTAAAAAGTTCTTAAATTTTCCCATTTTCTCACCTCCTAAACAATGCTTAAATATTCATCTTCATATTCAAAATATATCGTGTAAGCGTCAAGCAAAGCCGCAGTACCGTCAATTCGTCTTGTTGACTTTGAGGTCTTAATTGGCTGTATATTACCGTTTCTGTCCTCATCTATTGCGGTGTTTGCGAGACACCATTTATCAATTGGATTATTATTATAGATTATTCTTTTCTTCACGAGGTCTGCTTTGAGGGCTTTCATCGGGGCGGACAGCGTTTTCTTGCCCTGATGTACAGCTTCCATAACGGTAGGACCGAAAGCATCAATCATCTGATTAACCCACATCTGAGCCGACCAAGCGTCATAACCCTCTTTCCACAAGTAAATGTCGTATTCGTCTTGCAGTTCTTGATACCATGCTGTAACAACACTTGCGTCAATCTTGTTTCCGGGGCAGGTACGCATAAAGCCCTGTTCTATCCACTTGTCATACGGGATCTTATCCTCGGTTACTTTTTTCTCCACAAGGTCAGCCGGTATCCAGTACATAGACAATACATAAATATTTTCATTGTCAGGCACTCGAAACAACATCTTGGCCGCTGTAAGGTCGGTCGTGCTTGATAGGTCTGCACCGCCTATGCCGTAGGTCGGATGAAGCTTCTTCACATCAAATTTTGTTTCGTTGTTAAGCTCATCAAAATTGAGCCACGATTCAGTTGATGTTTCGGCTATGTTAAATTCTTTGCATACAAGGTTGCGCACAAGTGACGGATTCGCCTGCGCTTTTTTAACTTTACTTGCAAGAGCATTTCGGTTCTTAATCGTGCCAAGTCCGGGATTAGCTTTTTCCCAGCAATCGGGCTTTTCCCATTCTTCACGCTTGTCAAGCTCGTAGATGATGTAAAGGCTGTGTTCGTCTTTGTAACCTACATCATCAAACAAGCCGTTCGTGGTGCGGACAGCATCGTCATAGATTTCGTCGTAGATATCCTCTCTGATTTTTCCGGCTGTTGTTGTAACAAGGATAAGCGGTTGGTCTCGCCCGATAGTGCCGTCTGCCATAATGTCATAGAGTTGTCTACCGTTTTTCCACTGGTGCAACTCATCCATTAAACAACAATGTACATTCAAACCGTCGAGCGTGTCCGAATCAGAGGCAAGCGGCTTAAACACTCCGCAATTGTAATCTTCTGAACTCAATTCATTCAGCAGTGGTTTAATTCGCTTCAATAAAGTTTCACTCTTGCGAACCATGCGTTTTGCTTCCTGCCATATAATCTTGGCTTGGTCACGCTTTGTGGCGACTGCATACACTTCGGGACCGGGTTCACCGTCACCGATAAGCATATACAAGCCTATTGCAGAGGCAAGCAAAGACTTGCCGTTCTTTTTTCCGATAATTAATACAGATAGGTTGTACTGCCTGATGCCGTCATCGTCTACAAAGCCAAAAGTCGCCGCAAGCCACGCTTTTTCCCAGAGTTCAAGCTTTACAAGCTGACCGCCCATTTTGCCTTTACTATGTCGGCAATAGTTTTCAACAAATTCAATGATGTGATTTCCTCGCTTAGCTTCGTAATGATAGCCGTCCGTCGGATTAATCACCTTATCGCTTAAATGTTTGTACCACTTGCGTATTTTGTCGCAAACAGTAACCTTGCCGTTCTTTATCTGCTCGTAATATTCAAGTATCGGATTATAGCTTAATGGATAGCGTTTCAAACCTTGTCACGCCCTTCAACGAAATCATCAAAGCCGTCTGTTGTCGCAATCTTTGCCTCGGTCACTTTTGGCAACATATCGTTGAGCTGTTTAATGTATTTGAGATAGTTGCCGAGCATTGTATTATACAAATCTGCCTCAGGTCTTTTGCGCGAGTACGGCTCTTGTGTTTCCGACTGCGAAAATAATTCAGTCAAGCCATAAATTGCAATGTCTTGTTGCAGTTCTTTAAGTCTGATTCGAGTGAACGCCGCATTCTCGATTAAGCCAACGGCGAGGTCTTTTCTCTTAACTTCTATGTCCTTGTAGATTTCCGTTAATCGCTTTATCTCTCGCTTAATCGCTCTTTGTTCTCTCTGTTCGTCAGTCAAATCAATCACCGTCCTTTCACACGATTTTGTGGGGGAGGGGGGCTATATATAAGGCGCGCAAAAAATCTAACTGCCCCCTTCGGTCCTACGGTCACTGATTTCCGATTTTTTACCGGGGGGGATAATCGGTTGGAGCATTCCGCTCTCATCAAAAAAATATTTTTTCGGTTCGCAACCTATCCCGTGCCCTGGTAAATCATCGTGACATTTTTTGCACACGTATAAAAGATTGTCGTGATTGAGAGTAACATCAGGATTGTTTACATTACTCTCATTAATCATAATTTTATGATGCACAATATAGCCGTGTCGCTCTTTGCACAGCTGACACAAACCGCCGTCAACAAGCAATCGTTCAGCGATAAAGCTCTGTCGGCAATCCTGCCACTTTTTAGACTTGTAAAAGCCTTTAGCAAACGCCTTAGCCATATTATACATACACCGCCAAATAATAATGGACTTACAACACAGATAGTCCTTCTGCATCATAAGTCCATTGTATATTTTTTCTCGTTGCATTATTGGTGCAATTTAATTATTGTTTGTTATCTTTCGTCTGTTTTAGCCAGCCCCAATAAATAATCAGTAGTAACATTCAGAGCAATTGACAACCTTCGTATATTGTTCGTCGTCGGCGCTATTTCGGCAGTTAGGTATCTACAAATCTGACTGCGTTGAACTCCCGATTTCCTCGCTAACTTTGTCGGGCTGATATCTCTCAGCTTCATAGCCTTTTCAAGTTGCGTTGAAAAATCAACATCAGCCCTGTGTGTTTTGTCCATTAATTCGTTGCCCCCTTTTAAAATCTTTAGCTTTATACACTTTACAAAATCTTCCTTTTGAATCAAATGTGGTTTTGTTTTTCGCAAGGCAGTAATAAGATGATGAAGCTTGAAAAAAATTATTTTCTCCGTAATACACGCAGGTTGCACAGCGCTTGTGCTTCTGTCTGTATTCATCAGGTGTCATTACAATTATCCTCCTCAATTTTTTCGAGATCTATAATCTTTGCAATTTTCTGCAAACTGCTGTAACAGCCATAACAGATTTCTAATCTCACAATCTTCATTTTGTACCCCTCTTTGGCTTTCGCCCAAAGTTTTACCCTAAATTCTCTTTTACCTAACGCCTTCTTACAAGCATCACAATGATGTACTTTCATTTGTTTTAATTCTCCTTTAAAATTCCATCTTTTGTAAAAGTGCGTCCGCACTCTCCGCATTTTACACATATAACCCCGTAACTGTCTGGGTTTTTGCATTCGTCGCTAATATAACAATCTGCAAAAAAGTTCTTTTCATCGTAATTCCTAAATTGTTCAAGCTCCTTTTCCACACGATACGGTTCAAAATCTATTATTTCGCCCTTAATCTCTCTCGCTGTCAATCCGTATCACGCTCCAAATTTTCAAGAAAATGACCTACCCTTGCGTATGC